CAAATATAAGAAATAATCTTGCTATTGCTGCATTTGAAATATCAACGCTGCAGAGTCAAGTAACAATATTGCAAGAAAGTGTTGACTCCGGAACTTACACTATGCCAATCGCTTCATCTACCGTTCGTGGTGGAGTGGTAATTGGCGATAATATATCTGTCACCGAAGATGGTGTCATATCCATTGCAGATCCTTTTAGTGGGTCATACGTGGATTTAGAAAACAAACCCACTATTCCAACCGATGTTAACCAATTAACTGACGCAGACGGCTTACTTGATGTTGACGGATTGCCACCTCAAAGCGGAAATTCGGGGAAGTTTTTGACCACAGACGGGTCAACCGCATCTTGGGGGATACCACTTTTCCAAAGAAAAACTGTATCAATTACAACTGGCGTTATACCTGCGGATGGCTCTGTTGATATCGCGATCACCAATGCAGCAAAATCGTATTTGTTATACAAAATTTCAACAGATATTTCTGCATGGGTTCGTCTATATGCAAATCAACAATCAAGACTGGCAGATTCAGCACGGTTAGAATCCGATGACCCAACTTCTGGTTCTGGTCTTATATTGGAAGTTTTCACAACTGATTCATCTCCCATTCTCATAACACCGGCTGTTGCTGGTTTTAGTGCAGAAACAACGCCAACAAATTCAATCTCTATGCGAGTAAAAAATAAAAGTCTGGGATCTTCTGCGATAACGGTGTCCCTTGAAATTTTGGCAATGGAGTAAGCAATGGAAGATAAAATAGAATTTATAGTTACCCTGAAAAACAGAGACGATTTGGAAAAATTTTATCGAGACATGGAACACAGGGACTGTGAAAATTATTGTGTTCCAAGCAGAGAGGTGGTCCCATGCATAAAAAGACCAATTAGTAGAAATACGCATTATTACTTGACTGAAGACGAAGCAAAACTTTTAAGAAATGATCCTAGAGTGTTGGATGTTATGCCAGCGAAAATCATACTTGATTCTATCGCACCATTGTGGACACAAAATTCAATTTGGGATAAAAGTGAGTCGGTATCGTCATCATACAAAAATTGGGCACTAAAGAGGTGTGTCGCCAATCAAAATGAAGAAAATTGGGGAAGTGAAGATGGCAAAAATTCTCAAATTACTGCAACGTCCGAAATAGATTTGAATGGAAGAGATGTTGATGTAATAATAATTGATGGACACTTTGATCCTACACATCCAGAATTCGCAGTAGATCCTTCTGGAACTGGAGGCACAAGAGTGAATCAATACAACTGGTTTCAATTAAACGATCTTGTGTCATCAATTGACGATGACGGGTATGATGTGATTTCTAGTGATCAATATTTGTATGAGCCATATTTGGACATATCAAACGTGCAAAGGACACTGGACAATAATCACGGATGTCACGTTGCAGGAATTGCTGCTGGAAACACGCATGGTTGGGCAAGAAAATCAACCATATATAATATAAATCCATATCCGTCCAACATAAATGGAACAATTTTTCCACTTTTGTTGTGGGATTATATTAGAGCGTTCCATTTAACGAAGCAAATAAATTCAACAATTGGTAGAAAAAATCCAACAGTATGTAATTGCAGTTTCGGATCAACTATAAATTTTCCAAATACTGGAGGATATATTACTGGAAATATTACGTTGGCGTCATACCGGGGAGCAGTAATTTCAGATCCAAATGGACTCACCTATCAGCAGTTGATAGACTCGAAAATTTATAAAAATCCAGAAAGTGATTATGTCAAAGTTCCTTTATTTTCTGCAGCAATTTCTGCAGATATAGAAGATGCTATCTCCGATGGAATAATTGTTGTCGGAGCAGCGGGCAACTCATCGTTCAGGGTGGTAAAAGATTCAGATCAAGACTATAACAATTATTTTTATGCAACCTATGGCGGAATAAATTACATGTGGTATTTCCATCGTGGAACAACACCTTCTGCTGTATCTGGAGTCATGTGTGTTGGTTCGTCGTCTTCTTTGTCAACAGATCAAAAATCGGATTCAAGTGAGTGTGGAAATAGAATTGATATTTTTGCACCAGGAGAAAATATAATGAGTTCTGTTAACACATTGACTTATGTTACTGGAACAAATGACCCGAGAAATTCAAACTACAAAATATCGAAATACAATGGCACAAGCATGGCTTCGCCTCAAGTCGCTGGTCTCATTGCATGTATTTTGGAAAGATACCCAAATTTGGGTCAAGAAGAAATAAATTCACTAATCAAAAACTCTTCGAAAAATACAATTTTAAATAATCAGTCCGATGATGCAGCAGACACTTCTTCTTTGCAAGGGGCAGAGAATAGAATGCTGTATTATAAAAACGAAAGAAAATTGCGCGGAAAGATAGCATATCCAGCAAATAATAGAAGACAACGTGATGAAACTGGCGTTTCTTACCCAAGAAATATTTGACTTTTTTTTGTGATCTCCGTATAATGATGAACATGGAGATTTTACTATGAAGAATTTTATAAAGAAACTGCTTGGTATAGATGAACTGGAAGAAAAGTTCAAGAGCACATATGAGCATGCAGTTAAACTTGAAAAGCAATTGCTCGATAAAGATAAGGAAATAACTGATCTAATAGATGCACTATCAGAAGTTAAAGACACAAAAAAACAGATTGAAAAAGAAAAAAATGAAGCGACAAGAAATAATGAACCATGGGTAAAAATTATTGATATTGATTTTGATGGTCAGGAATTTTCTTCTGGTGCATTTGAACTTGATTGGAATGATATATTTGTTGCAAAACTTGTAAAAGCAGGGTATAGTGGAAAATCAGATGCTCAAATTGTGGAGCAATGGTTTAATAACATTTGCAGAACAATTGTGTTAGAGACTTATGAGCAAGAAATGGCAAACACTGATTTCCGAACAACAACTCAAAAGAAAAATATAGGAAAAGGACTCGTAGAGTTTAGCTAAAATGCATACATATCTATTAATTGATTTGGCAAATTTATTTAATCGTGCAAAACATGTTGTTCCAAAAAAATCTGACATTGAAGAAAAAACAGGGTTAGTTCTCCACACAATACTGTCATCTATGAGTAAGTGCTGGAAGTTATTCTCCCCTGACCACGTGGTGTTCATGCTGGAAGGTAGAAGTTGGAGGAAGGATGTTTACCCTCCTTACAAAATGAACCGTGCAGCAAAAACTGCATCTTTGACACAAAGAGAAATAGAAGAAGAAAAACTCTTTAGAGATGCGTTACAACAGTTGATAGATTTCATATCTGAAAAAACAAATTGCACTGTTTTACAAAACAGTATATTAGAAGCAGACGATTTGATTGCTGGGTGGATAAAACACCATCCAACTGATAAACACGTGATAATTAGCACGGATGGAGATTTTGTCCAGTTGATTTCTGAAAATGTGTCTATTTACAATGGTGTCACCCAAGTATATACCAGAATTGACGGTGTTTATGACGACAAGATGCGCCAATTAAAAGACAAAAAAACGTTATTGCCGTTGGTTCCTCCAAATCCAGAATGGGCTTTATTTGAAAAATGTATGCGTGGCGATAATTCAGACAATGTCTTTAGTGCATATCCAGGTGTTAGAGAAAAAGGTTCAAAAAATAAAACTGGATTGCGGGAAGCATTTGCTGACAAGGAAGCGAAAGGCTTTCATTGGAACAATTTGATGTTGCAAAAATTTATGCATCATGACGGAACAGAACATCGGGTTCTGGAGGATTATCAACGGAATGTGATGTTGTGTGATCTTTCCGCTCAACCTGACAATGTGAAAAAAACAATCGAAGAAACTATCCGTGCAGTTTCACAAAAAAATAAATCTCAGATTGGAATATATTTCATGAAATTTTGTGGAAAGCATGGTCTTATTTCTATAAGCGATTTCGCCGCACAATATGTAGAAATGTTTTCATCTAAATACGAAAATCATGAGTCAGTATCGAACTAATGACACAGTGATCAAATCTATTGTAACTGTAGTTATATAACAAAGTTATTTTTTGACCAAGGTTTTTGATAATAAATAGAAGAGACTACGTTGGACCCTTTAGATCAATACAAGAAATACCTTAAACCAAATGAAAAACAATTCCATTGCCCCCACAGTCGAATCATTTCTAAATAAAATAAAATTGTTAAATCAATCTTCATCAAACACGATGGTCATTAGCAAGAATGACGCAAACTTGATTAGAGATGAAATAACGGAAATGCTATTCTTAATTGCAAACCTCGGGAAAGCAATTCAGGATAACATGCTTGAAAACCAGATAATTAAAGTGGAAATTGAAAACAGATTTTGAAACAAAATCTTATACTCAACAGTCTCTCATAGATTCTTTCGCTATAAAAGCAACAGAATTCAATCTAACGGAAGAGATGATTCGCGCATCTTCAACCGACTGGTTTTGGTCAAGAGAAAGCAACAGTTTAAGATTGTCTAAATCTGGAAATTTTTATTTCAAAGAAGTTTTGGGATTACGGTATTATCATGCAAGATTCATTGATCCGTTGACCAGTAATA